GGACTAAATTAGGGCGTTAGCACCCATAGCACCAGTAGCAACGAGCATAGCCAGTATAGCAAACTTTGCCAAATCCAGAAGTTTCGATACCGCTTCCGCCTCTCGGGGGCCGAGGTCATCTTCCATAATCAACCGCTCTGTGATTCGTTCTGTACGAGGATGGATGCCCCGTCCCATGCGGCAAATTCGTACTTCTCGAGAGTAATCATGTAATTCATGAGTGTTGCTTCCCCGGAGGTATAAGCTTGAAGGTACAAGTCTCGAATTACCATGTTGTCTGGCCTAATGTTCTCGTACCTATCGAAGATGGTAGATGTGGTGGTTCCGTTTCCACTTCGAACAGCCCAAGCAATCTCTTCGACGTCTGCCCAGTTCCATTGGCCCAAAGTGGATTTGGGTTCAGTTGAAAGGAGTCCGGCTAGGTCATCTGCCCCAAGGGGTAAATCCGAGGCAATCTGGAAATCTACTACCCTATAACCAGTGGTAAATTTTCCATCGAACAGGTGAATCTTGTTCTCCTGCCCGTTGTAGGTACCCGTGTTTATTCTTCCCGTTATTACTCTGTCTCCGCTCTTTAGTCTCTTTATTGCCATTATCTCATCTCCTTCTTTACGCATTTGTGCGCTGCTGCCATTACTGTCTTCATGGACTTGCCCTTCTTGAAGTCACCATTCTTCTTGGTAGCCTTAGCCCTCTCTGCCTTCAGGTGCTTGCTAAGTTTCTTCTGATACTCAGATGCTTTTCGTACTGTATTCGCTCTTCGTAGGGCTTTGTCTGCCTTTCTGGTTACTCCCGAACGGGCTATTCTTCTGGCTACTGGCTTGGGTACCCTGCGCGACCCTACCAATAGAGCCTCCACAGCCCTGCAAGTTGGACAGTCGTCTACCATTCCCCCACCTTACTGCTGGGAGATTGCTAGGGCCACTGCGTTTGCCTTGCTCATTGGTTCAGTAGTGCACTCAAGGATTAGTCCCAGATTGCAGTCCTCCGTGAACTCACTTCCTACTAATGCGCCGAAGAATATGGATGGAACTGCGACGACTTGGCCGGCTGTAAAATCCTGTGGTAGGATTGCATCTGAGAATGCGTCGCTTGGTGGGTTTGCTGCGCTGTCTCCGTTGCGGACCCCTGCCTGTCCCCCCATTAGGAAACTGTCATCGGTGACTTGGACTAGGGCGGTTTGTGAGGCGGTGCAAAGTTGCCATGCGATTTCTCCTGCTTTGTTGGCTCCCATTGTGGGCATCGTGCCGCTATCGTTCTGGATGTACCAGTGAGCCGAGTGTATCCTCAACACCTCGGGCTTGCTGGAGCCAAGGTTCGTGTAGGAACCGAGGTCCACTTCTGTCTGTGCGAAGGCCTCTGCGTGCCCTGCATCTACGCTTGTTCTAATTAGGAAAGTATTCTTTGCCATGTGTCACCGGGTGGATGTAAGGTTTTTAGTGTTTTTTTTAACAATCTGCCCACGAACCCCCCCCCGCCGGGGGGTGAGGGGGCCAATCTTCATATTCCTCGCTCTAGTGGGAGGGCTACTAAGCCCAGCCGTCAGGCTACCTCGGGAATAGGAATTACTACGCGGAAACGGCGTCAGCGACGCTTCGCGCCGCCATCGCCGTCCCCTTCTAGGCCTAATATTAGTGATACTGAACAATAATATTATATTCTAGTGCCTTTTCGGGTGTTTATGGACGCATACCAATACGCCCTGATGAAAGAAACCCTAGAACGCATACAGAAAAAGGTCAATGTCTGGCGACATCACCAAGATAACAACCCAGATGTTGATGATATAGCCCACATGAGCATGGATATGATGTATGAAATAGAGACAATGCTCGACGAGTGTGGTTTTCATGACTGAGAAGTACATCTATTGCCCGTCATGTAGGACTTTGACGATACACAAGCGCATAACCAAGCCCGCATCTGGTGTTGAAGGTGGTTACATTGGTTGGATTTGCGAGCGATGCAACCCCCCTCTGGAGGATTTCTCATGAAAAAGAGTTGGCCGGGCTTAGGACTCCTCTTGAAAGCGACAGAAACCATTCAGGAACAAATGAAGGTGATACAATGGCAAGCAAAAAGGATTGAGAAATTGGAGAAGAGGCTCATGAATGCTATGAGCCAGATATCAACGGAGGCTGAAAGTGATGGCGAAAGTGAATAAGGCATACAGTCTCGACATGGAGACAATCAAACTGATTGAGGTTTACACCCATAGTGGTGAGACATCGAGGTCTGCATTGGTCAATGATGCCATCAAGTGGTACATCAGAGGGGACTTCGTGGAGTTGATGGAGGACCACAAGAAACTGAAGGAGAATTATCAGAGGGTTTGCAACGAACTATACGGTGATAAATCACCCTCAAAGGTATGGTGGAAGAGGCTTCTAGGACTAAATTAGGGCGTTAGCACCCATAGCACCAGTAGCAACGAGCATAGCCAGTATAGCAAACTTTGCCAAATCCA